CACTTCGCAACAACAACCGGCCTCGTCCTTGTAGATGAACTTAAACTTCTTCGTCTCGGCATCGATCGGGCTCCCGTTCTTGTCTTCAAAGCCAATGGTAAACTTAATATCCTCCCACGAGTATTTCACTACGGGCTCTTTGTCACTCATCGATCAATCTCCTATAATCTTAAATATGCTACGCCTGCTTATTGGCTTTTTGCAGATACAGCATTCTTCCGAATCATTAATATAGTACAATACTTCCTCTATATATTTCAATCCGATAGAATAAGTATCATCGGCTATCATTTGTCGTTCCTTTAATTCTGTATGCGAAGAATAGGCATCGTTGTTATTCATAGTTCCAAACCTCGTCGGCAAGCTATTACCGAATTTTACGACACGTGAATAGGCCAGATAGGCAACAGCCTTCTTCAACCCTCCGATAATGCGATCTTCTCCTTTCTTCGATTTATGCAAACCTCCATTTAGTAATATTGTATCTTTACTCTGCATTATCTTCTGAAATAGAGTATCTCCTACTAGATAGCGAATGTCTATATCTATCGCCTCGTCTATCGCTTTATTTGCAATTTCCTTATCTGCATAGCAAGGCCTTGCCAATGTCGATATATCAGTTGGTGTTATTAGTGCTGCCATACAACATCGATTGTATTTTAAAAGTATCAGACGTGAGTTCTCCGAATGGTTGTTCATACCAATTCTTGAATATAGATAACAAGGCTCTCGATATTGCCCTCTGCTCTTTGGTTACCTTACCCGAATAGTAGGAATAAGCGTCAGCCAATATATCACCAGAGAAGCCGAGCTTTCCTTTTCTTATTGCCAAAAATGCTTCTTGGTTGAATGCTGAATAGATATTATCTATTATGCTATCCGCCGTTACGGTAAATTCCTTATCATAATTGTTGGTCGACAAACTTATAAATTCAGGAGATTGCTCGTCAGCTCCTATCTCTATCTCTACTATCTTGCAGGCATTAAAGTCTCCCTGCAAGTTTTTCAACACAGGAGAATATTCACTTTCGTAACTCTCATGTCCGTAAGATCTCCTTTCATCGTCAAAATAATTCTCTTGAATATCTGTTCCTTTCCTTGTAATCAATGCCCCGCTCGGCAAGAAGTTATTCCGGGCGTTGCGATAACGTACATTGGCAAGTCCTTCATCTGTACTCATATCCGTGATAACAGGGTCATACACCGGAAGAGGGTAAACCATGTTGCCATTCCTCGAATACCATAACACCTGCCCCTTATAATCATTTATCCCAACCTCTTCAATTTCGGTAATTGCAGAATTGGGATCGAAAACATGAATGAAACTAATGTTCGACTTGTTGACTCGAACTCGTTTCCCATTCCTAGTCTCATCACCCGTCCAGTTAGGGTGAATGGCTATTTCTGTCACTTTACCGTAATCGTTTGGCTCTTTAAGTCTCGTTGTAATGAAGGGGATATGATGAATGTTGCGAATCTTTCCTAATACGTCATAATTGGCATGTATTGCAAAACCTCCGAACTTTGCAAGATCATTTGCTAACAATCCCAACAAGTCATCTAGTGTATCTCCGCTTTTGTTGATTTTGTAGTCTGAAATTATTTGAGAGTTAAATCCATTCCCTTCTATGAAATCTGCATAGCGAGACAAACAGCCGGAGGCGATAGACGACGATGCTACCACCTCGGCTAATTTATTGGGATACAAATTATCTTCACCATAGCTCTGTATATTCAGGCTACTCAGATAATTCGTGTTAATCCTCTTTTGAGGCTCCTTTACGGCTTTTAGATTCATAGAACTCGTCAGGGATTACAGAAAACATGGTTCGCAAGCCGGGGTTATTGGTCAGATATTCTTTGGCTATATCATCGGTAAGGTTCTCATTCGTGTAAACACGTGGATCACCGAACACTTGAATCACAGCTCCGGGTTTTAATACAAATTTCGATTTCTCTTTCATCTTCTTGTTCCTTTTTAAATAAGTGAATGTTTCAATCAATGCGTCTCTATGCTTGTCCTTGCAGTTACATTTCCGAACTTCTTTTTTCAAGGATTCTTTATAGAGTTTCTCGATCGTTCGATGATCCTCCTGCGATAGGGAGTTTATTCTCCCTATCAACTCGGAGGATAATTTCATCGCTTCTTCATAGGTCATAGACTTTAAGAAGGATTAACCAACGAATTAATCATCGCCAGCGTCGCTTCATAACTGGTCTTGAACAAATAAACTTCTGCCACAGGGCTTTCAGTTTCAGTCATGGTAACCTGCCAGCCACCTTGTGTATCCGAGCTATACGGGTCACGAGTCGCTGCCGTTGCGAACATGCCTTGTTTGATACCGAAAACTTCAAAGGAACTGTCTCCCTTCGCACCTTGTGTGGCACTAAGATTCTTCCATGTGTTTTCGAGAATCACGACATACTTACCATTGAACAAGGGGTCTATCACTGTTTCAGCAATCTTGGGACCTTTGTTCAATATCGTAAATTGGACATTTTTAGTTACCGTATTGGAAATTGTTCCAACGGCCAGTTCAGAGGTAGATCCTGTATATGGCGTATTTCCTCTTTGAACGATTTCATAGGCCTTTTTCCCGTCTTTTAGAACAAGGTCGGAAATCGTATTCGCACCAGAAAAGGTGGTGGCCGTAAAATCGATGTCGTCCCAGTTAATAATTATTCCTTTGTGCTCATACCCCTTTGTAATAGGATCGTTACAGTTTGGAACTATTCCTGCCGAAATCAAACTAACACAGTCTGTTGCCATTTCATTTTCCTTTCTTAAAAAATTATTTAGCATGCTACTTGAACTAACTCATCTTCTGCGATTAAAGTACCGAGGTCTCCTGTCGAATAAATTTGAGTTTGTCGTTTTTCACGATTGAAGAAAATATCCAAATCTGAAATCAATTCTCCGGGAGCCCCCACAAGTAAATTCTTCGGCGAAGTGTAAACAGCTCGGTGAGGAATGTTCAACTTCGTCTTATCATTTTGATATTTTTGAATCATTCTATCCCAAATCGATACGGAATAAATAGGAACACCATTGTATTGCGCCATTTGAACACCATCGAAGATAACTTCCCACGGCATTATCGTGCTGTAAGTCTTCTTCACATCTTGCGTCAATGCGTCTGCCAATGATTTTGTCATAAAAATAGCCGCCCCATCAAGGGTAGAAATTCTTGGGTCTGCTTCCATCAACATGGAGTCTACTATGCCCGTTGCAACACCGGATTCTAATAATTTCGATTTTTGAAGGGCTGCCGTTGTTTGCGAATTTGCCGCAATTGCTGTTTTCTGAGATTCATTATCTGTAATTATTGCAAACAATCGCTTCCAGAATCCATCGGCAACTGTAAACAAGTTAGTATTAACCCCGTCTGTTATCTGACCGCTTCCTTCGGTTATATTCTTTGCGTCCTTGTCGCCGAACCAAATTAACCGCCACATCATATTTATCATGGCCTTTTCCAACGCAGGTCGATAGACAACATTCATATATTCGATAGAGGTCATGTCGCCCTTATCCGTGCCTGTTTTCAGCGTATATTCGGCTACTGTACCCATAATATCGTCATAACAGAGCTTTAAGGGTATTTCCCATTCTCCCAATTCCCACTCTTTTTCGTTCGCATCAATGGAAGCAGATACATAAGTAGGATTACAACGGTTGGTCAGTTTCGTTCCGACATCTTCCATATCTCCTATGAACCCTAATTTCTTCCCGTTTCTCGCACTAGTCATCAATGTAAATAGCGCTTCAAGGCTTTCGTCCTTGAACGTTGTCATCGGAATTAACTCCTGCAACGTTTTTATCGCCCCATTATCAGGGGTCAAATCTTTAAAAGTTCCCATAATAACCTAAACAATCTCTTAATATTACCTATTTCCTTTTTCGCTTTTCAGCCTCATGGGCTTTCGCTCTCTCTTTCCTCTCCCTTAATTCCTTTTCAAGGACGTTTTCCTCTGCTACCTGCTCTTTCTTTCTAGCCAGATTTGGTTTAGGTGGCACATAATTGCTAGTCGTCACTCTGTCAAGCCATTGTTTGCCCCCTGCCGCTTTAACTTGGGCTAGAATAGCAGACTCCTCGTCGCTTTTTCCCTTCGCTCTTTCTGATTCCAGCTCCGCTGTAAGTCGAGCAATCTCAGCTTTAAGTGCTTCCACATCTTCGCCTCCATCAGGGACAGCTTCACGAATCTCGGTAATCACGCCGTCAGATACGATAATCGTTCTCCCATCGGGCATCAACCATTCCCCGTCAGGGCTGGCGGCATCACCTACCTCCGGGTCTCCTTCTTCTCGCTCTACTGTCAATACTTGCCCGTCCTCAGTTTGTAGCTCGATGTCTTTTGCACCTGACAAACCGAGTGCTTGCGCCAACACATTCAGCGCATCTTTCAGATTCTTTTTACTCATGTTTTTTTTATTTTTGTTTGTATTGGAAATAGCCGAAATCGGCTCGATTATTTCCGTTATGAATCCCAAATCCTTAGCTTCCTGCATGCTTATATAGCGTTCCTCTTTCATCAGAGTGGAGAGAACTTCCCTATCAGCCCCCGTGCGCTCTACATAGAAGTCAAGAATCTTATTATCCTCCGACCTCAAATCATTAGCTTTGGCTTCCAGTTCTTCCGCCGTGGCATTCTCTATATAAAAATCACAGAAGCGGGTATTGTGAATCAGAAGCCTCTGGTTCTTATATCCTTTACGTACCGAACCTGCGAGCAGGACTATCGTCGCCATAGAGGCGCACACTCCGTCAACCACCGTTATGTATAACTAAATGAGTTAACGTTTGCTAATCAACATGTAACAAACGTCCAAATTATATCGTACTGAAACATTGCAGAAACATTTTGTATTTTCCCCTCATCGATGAGGAGCAAATCCGATCCCTCTGTTTCACACCCGCCGCCCAGATTGACGACGGGGTCACCATTGACTGAACATTTTACTGAATAATAGATTCTCCGCATTCAGTTGTTGCCAAAAACTGAACATCAAAGGATTTTTGTGTATGTTTATCCATACTTAAAAAGGTCTCATATAGCATTTTAAGATAGAAAAACGCATTTGCATAGTCAGTTGGATATATAACTTCATCGTCATCAAGAACCTTGCGGGTAATAAGGTCGGATATTATCATGGAAATTTTTGCTATTTGTTCACACCACGACCGAGGCTCGTCGTAAACAAACAGTTCTAACAGCTTTTGAATATTATACTTGTTTACGCCTTTACACAATCGTTGTAAACTACTTATTTCATCATTATCTATAACTTTCCTTTTAATCCTATCGTCTGCCATAGATAGCCTAACTTCGAGCATATTTGCCCTTTCCCGTTCCTTTTCTGCTTCCTTGCGGAATTGTTCAACCCCTATAAGAGCATCTCTTAATGACTGTGTTAATTGTTCATTTGTGTTTAGTAAATCCTCTACGGTGGTGGTCTGTTTTAATTCATTTGTTTCCATATAATAAAAAGTTTATCGTTTAACCTATGTTTGAAATAGCGGGAATCCTCCCGGACACGTCCGCTATCGACGGACTGGGTTACTTTCGCAAGCAAAACAATCCCTACATAAAAATAAAAAAAGGGTAAACCCTATTTTAGGGGATAGGGAACCCCGGAGCGGATAAACCGCCCCTTTTAACTGCATACTTCTACCAAGTTCGCCCGCTTAAAAGAGCGATATTCCTGTCTCTCGGTGTCATAGTACGTTTGCAACGTCTCATTTGCCTTTCTTCCTGTGCCCTGTGTCGGCGGTAGTATAGACTCTTTCAGTGTCCCGTATGCCTCTCTAATCGTCCCGTCCACCTTGCGGAAATAAAACCGAACGATCCGATGTTTCATTTGTACTTTTAACTTCATATTTGCCCATGCCGTTTTGAGAGCCTCCGACATCGTATATCCGTTGCGTTTTACAAACTGCCATGCAAGGCTCATAATCTCGCTTAACTGTGTTCTGTTCCGTGTACTCATATCTTTATTTATTTTGTTGGTCCCTATTAAAGTGGACCGGTTTTTGTTTCCCCCGTGACCGGTCCACCGTCTCATGCTGTTTTGGAAGAGCAGCAATGTATTTCGTTTAACTTTGTGTATCAATCTCCGCAATAACGCCCGCTTTGGCTTCTGTAATACTCCGTTATCCCTCTTTCCATTGCTGCGTCAAACACAACCGGTTCGGGCTTTTGTGCGGATTCCGACTTTCTCATTAACCGGCGGGCTTCTTTTTCGGCTTTGCGGGCTTCCGCTTTCATCTTAAACCATGCGTTCCTCAAACAAGCACTGAACGACTGGCAGAACTCACGGCCGAGAACCGAGATAGAGCGTTTATACATTACCCATGCTGTTTTGAAAAGTTGCGATTTGTCGATTTTCGTTTTCATATCTTTGTTTGTTTTTGTTTGATGTGACAAAGATAAAGCTATAACTTTGATTATACAATATATAATTAAACTTTTAGCTTATTATTAACAATAATTAAATAAAGCGATAACTTTAATTTCAAACAATAGGTCTATGTTTGCACAAACCAATTAAATAAAGCTATGAGTTTAAATATTAAGAAAGTAATTAAAGAACACGGGTTAGAAGTTCGTGAAGTTGCTAAAAGAATGGGGATAACTCCTACTGGATTAAGTCAACATATCAACGGCAACCCATCTGTTGAAGTTTTGGAACGCATATCTAATGCCATAGGCTGCGATATATCTGAACTATTTGAACGCCCCAATAGCGATACTACTGTATTAACGTGCCCTAAATGCGGAACCAAGTTAAAGGTAACCGAGTTAAAAGATTAAGCCATGAAAGACAGATTTATTATAACTACAACTGGTACAATAGAGAATTGTCCTATAAAAAGATATATTGATACAATATGTTCAAATATTGTAATAGGTACTAATGTGTTTTCTGATTTTGTAGCATCGTTTACGGACTTTTTCGGCGGGCGATCTGGTTCATATAAAAGAAAACTTCAAATTATATATAATGAAGCATCAGAAGAATTAAAACAAAAAGCTATAAACTTAGGGGCAAATGCCATTGTTGGATTTAAGATTGATTTTGACGAAATATCTAGCAAAGATAAATCTATGTTTATGGTATCTGTTTCTGGAACAGCTTGTGTTATAGAAAAAAATGATGAAGATATTAAAGCCGTGGATTGTCATTCTCAAATTTCATCAATAGATCTTCAAAAAGAAATTCAGCGAAGATACATAGTATCACAAATAAAAAAATCTTCACTAATATGTGAGGAATGGGTGGAATTTTTATTAGAAAACCCTCAAATAGAAATTGTAGAGGATCTTATAAAAAGGTATATATCCTTAGATGTCAATTATAACGCTAATGAGATAAAAGAGGCAACTAATATAAAACGAATTATATCTGTAATTCCTGCAAATCATATTATTCCTTTTGTTTACAAATATTTTGAACATAAAAAAATAAGAGATTTGATTGAGGAATTTCATTTATTTGATTCCAATTCTATTTACGAAATAATCAAATCAAAATTACATACTGGAATACATTTGCTATCGGCGACAAAAGAATATTACGATGCAAATGATTTACAAGGTATGAAAAAGATATTGGAATATTTAGATAATCTTCCAAATACTGGCAATATTGAGACTGTAAAAGGAGGACTATTTTCTAAATGCAACGAAAAAAAATTTATATGTGAAAATGGGCATAAAAACTCTATTGATTTTCTCTTCTGTGAGAAATGCGGGATAAATATTAAAGGACTGAATGAAGAAGAATTGAATATAATCGAAGAATTTAAGGAAAAATGTAATATTATTGAGGATTACATCGATTGATAAAATAATATTTTTAATTGAGGGAGTATGTCCAATTTTGGTGAGACCCTTTATTTTATACCTCATCAATGAGAGATTAAACGGTGATTCGGATAATACGCAACTGTCTGCGTATTTAAATATTTTACCTTGCCGTAATCATGCCGTAATTTTTCCGGGTATTATGCTTTTACATATACCATTTTTTGGGTATGTAAAATACATCTTTGATGAGGTATATAATTAAACATTTGATTTATAGGTTTTTCGGAATTCCGACAGGGGTATTTATAAACTCTACCGCTTGCCGGCAACAAATGCGTAAAAAATATTCCGTTTTTCGGCAACATTTTATATTAAAATATTCCATTTGTTAAAGCGGAAAATTCGGCTCAAACTGATAATCAACATGTTACAATCTTAATGTTAAATCCGTAGATTTTACGGAATTAAAAAAGTGAATGAATTTCATACACTTTTATGCAATTATCCTTATATTTGTAATGTATCTCCGTCTGAGCGGGCGGAGAGGTTGAGCACTATTGGAGTCCCGCTTGCACATGGATTGTGTGGGCGGGCTTTTTTAAATCCCCGAAATTAGGGGATTTATATACAGTCTATAAATTTTTAGTATTTCTATCTATACTACTTAATTTTTCAGAGAGTTGTCCGAACATATTTCTTTGAAGGGTATATATATCCTCCAAATAGCTATTTATTTGCACCATTTGGATAAGCGTATTATTAAATCCTGCTTGATTGATTTGAAGTAGTGAATTTGTGACCATATTCAACAAAACAAGTTGTTCCTTGCTCACTTCTCCCGCTATCTGTAACGCTGTAAACCGGCCGTTTAATTCCGTTGCTGTATCTTGTGACATGGTTTCAAAACCTCCGGCTGTCGACTTTTGTTCGGTGGTAGAACCTGTTCCAAATTGTGCATTGATAGCGGCGGCTCCCGCTTCGGCTCCTTGAATGATTGAATTTTTTAGGTTATCCAGTGCGGACTGTTCTTCCGGGTCGATTTCTCCGTCTCCTGTTGCCTCCGCCCACATCTCATACCATTTGCGCATTTCCGGTTCATATTGCTTTACATACATGGCTTTAATGAGAGCTTTTCTCATATAGTCTGCGATGTCGTCCGCAATGTCCTCCGCTCCTTTCTCCACATCATACAAGGACTCTAATATGTCATCGGAGAAAGATTCAAAAGATATGCCTGTGGCGTTCTCCATCTCTTGCTCTAATGCTTCCGTGATTTGCTCCACGCCGTCAACAATCTGGGTTGCATAATTGCGTGTATCATCGTCTAATTGTGCCCAGAAGGAAGGAGCATATTTTTGTAAGTTAACAAGTTGCTCCTCAGTCAAATCAAAAAGTCCCGTCATGCGGCCACCCATCGCATCTTTAAACTGTTTTACAGACATACCCAAAGCATTAGCCGCCTGCATCCAACCCTCATCGGTCATATTTTCAACCTCCTTTTTGCCTCGTGAAGCTTTGGATCCGATACCCAAAAAACCTTTTGACGCACCAGAACTCAAATAAGCCTTACCAAGTTCCCTTGCTGCATCATTTTGCAGCTGTATCAGGCTTATAGCTTCCTTGTAGGCAGCCTGTGCATTTTCTCCTGCCAGCGAATCGGCCAACTCCAACTGTTTATCTATAACCTTATCCAACGTCTCTATGTAAGCATCGTATATTTCTTTGGTTTTCTCGTATTCTGCTATTCCATCATCTTGTTTAAATAAGCTTACTATTTTTGTTGCTACTTGCAAGGCTGCACCTACAATCGACAGTATTACGGAGGCTTTTTCTACATTCTGAATTGCCGTAGATGCAGCTTCGGCCGTTCCTGACATGGCAGTAGAAGAACTATTTGCAAGTGTTACAATACCATCAATCATTTGTAACGTAGAAGAGGAGATACTTCCGGCTGCGGATATAATTTCACCGACCGTGCCCCCTATTGTATCTCCAAGTTCTTCAAACTCTCTTTCTACCTTAGATAAAGTTTTATACAACTCCTGCCACTCTTTAATACTTCGTTTATCCGGCGATGTGCTTTCTTTACTTTTTATATTGGCGATTCGGTCTTTCGTTGCCGTTACCTTTGCACGCTGCACTGCAAGTTCGTTTCCGTTTGTCCCTACTTCATTTTCCATGCGTGCTAATTCCTGTTCCGCTTCGGTAAGCAACCGTTCCAGTTCGTCCAAACTCATATTTGTTATACTATTTGCCCACGTCTGAAAAGAAACTTCACGCATGGCAAATTCTTTATCAATAGCGTTTAATGCTTCCGTTCGCTGATAGAGCAATTCAGCCTTTTGCGCCTCCGTACCTCCCGCTTTTTCCAGATTTGCTAAATCATTCTGGTATTTCTTTTCAACGCTTAAACGCTTTGTTGTATAGTCTTGATACTTGGCGAGAATATTGTTATAATAATTTGCCGTTTCGTTGGCCTGCTTCTGTTTGGTGTATTCTGACATGCTGTCAAACATCGATGTATCAACAGAGACAGAGGAAGGGTCAAACGCCTTTTTCTTGTAGTTCTTATCTTTGTCGGCTTTGGCGTTCTCCTCTGCTTCAAATATTTGTCTTTGCGCCTCCGTAATTTTACGGATATATTCCTGCTTCTGTCTTTCGATGTCTTGTAATTCTATTTTGTTGTTCAGTTCACGTTGCGCCATTTCTTTGTCTAAGCCGTCCTCCATCGCATTTATCCGAGCTTGTTCTACTTGGTTCTCCAAATCCGTATCAAGTCGTATTCGCTCACTTGCATTTTTTTTACGGAGTTCTTTAATCCTGTTCAGCTGGTCGGTATAGGCGTTTATGCCAGTCAATCCGGTGGAGTTTGCATTGGAAAGAGCAAAAGCACCTACATCGATAGATTTTATTACTGCGTTATTTGCATCTTCAAAATCTTTCATTGCTTTTGTATTATTCTCCAACGCCTTAACCCTGCGATTGTATTCTTTTGCTTCTGCCGTTAACGCCGTAACCGGTTCCGCCTTTGCCCCCATTGTGGGACTCGTTATCATGTATTTTGTTTCTGTCGCAGTTCCCGCCTTTGTACGTTCCTTGTTCCTATTAAGCCAATTAGTGTCCGCATTTATCGCCTTTTGTAATTGATACATTTTACCGTAATTCTCCTCTACAATTTTCATTGCTGCTCTTGCCTGCGCAACCTTCAATATGTTTTCGGTCAAATTTTGGTAAGCATTAGCCGCATCCCCTACTAGAATAGCCTCGTTTGTCAAATTACTGAAAGATTCGGGATATTTCCTTTGTAATTCGTCTGCTGCTGCGTTTCGCTCCTTTAAGGATCTGGTTTGGTCTTGTGTAGCTTTATATAAAATATCCAACTCCACACGCTCCGCCGCCGATTGTTTTGCGGCTTCGTCCATAACCCGGCTTAAATTCCGTACATTAGTCGCTGTTTTATCCACAGCAGCAGAAGCTCGGAATAATGTACTGATCCACTCCGTAATCTTGTCTCCATACACGACAAGCAAAGTAGTTGCGACAGAAAGCCCCGTTTGTAAACTGAATACAGATTTTAATAGCTGCTTCCACACAGGTATGGCACTTTTCCCGGCTTCCATTAGCATTTGGTATTCTTTTCGAGCCGACGAGAGGGCATCTTGAAATGGACCTATGTTATTACTTATCGCTAAAAAAAACATTTGTGGACCGAATGCCAGTGCCGGAAGTTCTCGTGCAATTTGTGTGACACTGAATCCCAAAGCATCGAATCTGGTTTTTGCTCCTGCCGCATATTTGTTCATTGACAAGGATGCATTGTCTAGCTGTGTTTGGGTCTCCTGCAAATTTTTCAGTAGTGCAGCCCCTTCTAAGCTCTCCCTTTGAGCTCTGGATAGGTTCATGTAGTCGGTAGTAAGTAGTAGCACTTTCGCATGTAGCCCGGCAATAGAATCTTCTGCTATCTTTCCGGCTACACTTTCAGCTCTCAAATTAGCTTCATTCTCTTGTATAGCTTTTGCGAGTTCGTCGTGGAGTACAGTTAATCGGGCTTGTGACTGAATATATGAATCCAAATCCATATTGCCCTCTTCGTAGAGTGTATTTAACCCAGATTGCATCTTTTCTACCTGCTGCAAAGCGAGTATATTGCTCTGTATGTCTTTCGTGTATTGTTGCGCTTCCTTAGACATTTTGTTAAATGCGTCCCTGCTTTGTTGGTCCAGCCGTTTAAAATTCTCTCCCAATAACGAAAAATCGATGTCTTTACCGAGGTCTATTTTAGTGCTGTTAGTCTTATTATATACCTTTGAAAGTTCATTTTGAATTTGATGTATTTTCTTTAATACATCGTCATTCGTTCCTGTAAATTTAAAATTTATTCCTGACATACTTTCTTATTATTTTATTGGTTTATAATGTCGTCAATCCTTGAAAATACTTTTGATTAGTTTCATGTTTGCCGGGTCATCGGCATTTATTACGGCTCCTCCTTCCTTTAAATGTGCCGCCTTCCATTCTTCTTTGGTTAAACAAACGCTATCTGTGTGGTCGTAGAATAACATTTGCAATGAAGTAAGATTTATACCCCATACAACATAGTCCATAGTCCAGCCATAACGGGCACAAGCAAAATCTATCAATCCCCCAAATATGCTATTTCCCCCAAATGTTACTACATGATCCTTATTTCTAACTTTGGCTATCTTTCTCCGATTTTCGATTTCCCTGTCTAAGCCGAAATGTTTAATAAAATCTTGCAAGTCCGTATTTGTGATAACCGTAAAAAAGAGCGTTGCCAAATCCTTTATATCAACATTATTAAGAACGGATTCCCGTTCTTTTAGTAAATCCTCATTAAACATATCTCTTTTGCTTCGTATTGTACTGTATGCCAATATTCGCAATACTACGTGCTTATTTTCCTCACATAATTTTATAACCTCCTCGAACGGTTCGTTTTTTGCGCGTTCCGGGTCTATATTCAACTGTTTTTTCAAGCTACCTAAAATAAGCTCCCGCCCCAAAGTTGGGGGATAGATGCAATATTCTTTGCCGTCTACTTCAAACCGTACCGGCACATCGCCCAGTACATCACTAATTTTTTGTGAAATCTTTTCCATACGCTACGCTTAAAATATTTCAAGTTTATCTATTTCTTCTTCAATCTTCGTTTTTAATTTCCGTTCTACTTCCGGCCATTTTCCCCTTGCCCATAACTCCGCTGATGCAAGTACGTCCTTATTATCCATCGCTTCTACAACCCCCGCATAATTCATTCCGGCGACTACAACGAGCGAAAAATCGGAACTTTCGGCAACGGTCTTTGCAGTTTCTTCTAAATAATTTTGTCCTTCTTGTTTTCCTTTGCTTCCGTTCCCTTCCGGTGCGGACGTTGGCATAAAGCCTCCTCTTTGGGCTTCTTTTCCTTCATATAACACAATATATCCTACCGAGCTACGCAAGTTTCCGGTATGGTCGTACCAACTTTTATCACCTGCTCTATCACGAATTTTTGTAACGCATTGTTCGCCAAGTTCTGATAAAGCCCGAATAGTAAGACGCTTGATTATCTCGTTACATTTTACGACATATCCGGCCGGGTCAATCCTCTTTGCCATTCTCCTCTCCTTTCCGCTTCTGTTCGAGCCTATCGGCCGCATTCTTAATTATTCCCGCCAATATACGAGCGTATGACACGCTTAAATCACGATAGACATTGCCGACATGGAGACGGATAACTGTTCCGGTGTCCTCAACTCTGACATGTCCGTATTTTACACGTTTCACCATAACAACTATTTAATTACATAATAAACACCTCTCTCGCTTATCTCTTTTCGATTTGCGGAGGTTTCTCCTTGAAAAGGATAAATTAACCAAACAAGAAAGAAACGCTCTTAAATCGCCTTATTTGGCTTTATTTTTCAAAAAAAGATAGGGGTATAGCCTTAAACGATACCCCTATCTGCGTCCTTACGTGGGGTTGCGTGCAGCTTCACACGCCTATTTTGCCGTTTTTTCCTGTCTCCGGCTCTGTATCTTCATCGTCTGGCAAAGACTTAATGAGCTCTAAAAACAAATTATCCTCTTTGCTGTTGAGTTCTTCTAAATCTCTTGTATTAATTACACCGTTCTTTAACCACTTTAACAAGATAATGCGCTTTTGGCGATCAATTTGTATTCTCATCTATTCGGCTCCTTTCTTCTTCTTTATATTGGTTTGTAAGATTTTTTAAAGCCTCCACCCATTCCTCGTCCTCGCCCTTTATCGGTAAATCTCCCGTGTTGAGTTCACCTTTTTTTAGCCATTTTAACAAGACAATTCTTATCTCCCTATTTAGTTTCATTCTCATCTGAAATGCCATTCGTTAATTTATTGATAAGTTCGTCCATCTCCTCGTCGGTCAAATCTTCAAACTTGATGTTATTTGAGGTTTCCCTTTGCTTGGGAACTACATATTCCAACAACTTAAATAGGAGTTGTAGCCTATCTTTGGGTTCTAGGTCTTTCAAATCGGATTTCATTTGCTTCCAATTAGCACATAATGTTTCTGAAATCCATTCTTTTGCCGTCTGGGTCGTCTTGTTGGGAGTTCCTTTTTTTCTTCCTCCTGTTTTTTCGGTTCCTTTTTTTCTTCCCATTTTTCTATTTATATCTATTTTAAAAAAATCCTCTCTTTTTCCCTTCTTCCGTAATATAGTCGTCCGGCTCTATTTCACCCTCCCATTTTTTTCTATTTCTTTCTATTTTAGAAAAAAATTCACATTTACCAGTCCTTAAAACTTCTTCTACCTCATAGCTACAAAGCGGATCCGGCAAAATCGTTTGGTCTCTTGCGGCACATACGACTGTATAGCCGTCGTACTCGTTGAAAACCGGGATCTTATTTTGGCAATTCTCACAAATAACCATATTCCTAAATTTGAGGGTAGCACCCGTTTAGGTGCTACCGTATGGAATTATTGGACGAATGTGTCGGCCAGATTATCCAAAAAAGCATCTTCTTCCGGTGATAACTCCTCCGGCTTCATGACCCCGGCGATAGCGTCTATCTCATCATCGGTATAGGCATCCCGTTCGGCGATCGCCTCTCTCAGCCGCTTTTTGATGCTTTCGACTTTTTTCGATGCTTCATGTTCGGCTTTTTCGTATTCGTTCCCAAATACACCTTCACCTTTCCCTGCCATAACATCATCTATTGCCTTGTTCCATTCTTTCATTGCTTCTTTTAATTCGTCTTGCAGAGCAAGCACTCTTATTTCTTCTTGTCTCATAATCTTGTGTTTATAAACAGTTAAACATTCTTTTCATTTCTATATAGGCGTTGTATAAATCTCCTCTCGACACCAAAAACTCTTCTTTACCCGCTACGTCGCTCACAAACTTACCAGCCATATAGACCTCTTCTATCTCTGATCCCATCTTGTTGAGCAAATCCCGTGTTCTCAACATTAGGTTTTCCGTCTCTTTTGGGGTTAGCGCATACACACAACACCCGGCAGTGACGAGTACCCGCTCGCCGTCTGCTTTAATTTTAAATTTTACTGTTTTTTCCATTTTTATAAATTTAAATTGTTGTTTATACTTCCGCCAATCTTGGCGAGTTATTAATTCTATCATATCCAAACCTCCTCTTTGAAATGTTCTTCACCCGTGCGTCTCTTTATATGCGCCCTCGTGTGTCCTCTCGTCGCTCCGCTTCTCACCGATTCATATTCATCTATACTCTGATATACTGTGAATGTGGACCCGTCCGGGGGTGTCGGTATGTATAAATGCCCGATGTCGTCAATGTAGGCTTTTATCCCTGCTCCCGATGAGGCTGTTTCTGTGTATTGCCTTCTATCTGCTCTTAATTGTTCCCCCGGCGGCGTTTCCCTCAAAAGGAAATCGGCAATATCTAAACCTGCCTCCGACTCCTCCCGTGTGGCTCTCCGCTCCAATAAATCGCTTACCGTGCAAGTTATCCCGCACGAGGCGATAATCTCCTTTTTCTTTTTCCATTCCTCAAAACAACCCAAATCGGGGAACAGAGTAGCCGCCTTTATGCCGGAGAGGGCGGACGTTATGCCCGTTTCCGTGAGCCTTACGCCGTTTTTCCCTCCGGTGGCTATCCAACACATGCCCGGCTGGTAAACGGCGGCTATCATGGCGGTTTTTTCGCTTTCGACTATGCCGACAAGAGTGCCCGGTTGGATAAGGTGCTCCCCAAAAAAGCACTGTTGCAAATTGGGGTTCTCCTGCCCGGAAAGATATTTGCCGGCAAAATAGATTTTATCCTGTTCCGTATCGGTGAAATATCCCCTCCGTTTCTCGCTCCATTTTTCGGCCATGTCCTGCTTGTGCAACCGTTTGCCGGTTTCTGGATTATATGCCATTATTTTAACCTGTCTTAAATTTCCTCGGCGGTCTATTTGGGGGAAAGCGGCGGAAAGTCCTCCGGCGTTTCGGAAGTGCTTCGACGTTCTGACCCGGTAGAGGTCAAAAATACGGTCGGTGACAGACGACCCGAAACGAGACACGAAAAACCGATATAAATTGTTATCTTTTCTCCGTGTGTCCTCTCCTTCGATAAGAGACAAAGGAAGATAATCCGCCGAAGGTTCCTTGCGACGTTCGAACAAGTTCGATGAGGCACGCACAATTCTGTGCAGTCCTTCACGCTCCGGGTGGTCTTTGAAATACTCGGAGGGCTTGTAATGATACCCGCAACTTTTCTCCCGGTTGCAGCGACCGACAGAAGGATGCAATATTTCTCCGGTCTCCGTATCGATATACGGGGAGAACTCCCGCCGATGTCCGCATGAAGGACATGTAAGGCGATCGGACGGCGTTCGGTACGGTTTCAATTCATATCGGCTCATAATATCCTTTTTTTAAGTGTCCGATTTGTCCGGTTTGTCCGGTTTGTTGCTCTAATTCAATCCTATGTTATTAAGTGGATCCGCTTCCTCTAAAATCGTCCATTCAGGGAAATATCCAATAGATTTTATAATGCTCTCACCCACCTTGTTCTTCATATCTTCCAGTGAGTTAAACCCGACAGCCCTCGCAAATCCGTCGTCTATTTTCAATTCTTTCAGATTCGTATTTTTCCATATCTTAAAGGTGAGCGGTATGTTATCAAATCTGTTCTCGACAACTATTTTGTATTTGCTCGTTTCTTCTATTGTTTTTGCTCGTTTCTTCTATTGTTTTTGCTCGTTTCTTCTATTGTTTTTGCATTTCTTTTCATCGCCTTGTATAATTTTAATTACTACCTCTCCTATATTTTTTCGATTTGTTTCATAATAATCAAAAGGGAACTATTGACATAACTGTTTCGCTATCGTCCCAGCCCGGCACTATCACATTAGGGTCAGACGGATATACAAAGCTGATATGCACGTCGGCTTTTTCTGCAAAAGCATGGAGTTTCTTTATAAAATCGTTGGCTTCGACATAGGACTTTCCCCCGGTATATGGAGTTATATCGTTTATAAATACCAATTCGGGAGCATACCTTTCGATGAGATTAAACAGGCTTTCCGGTGTTTCCGCATCCGCAGACTTGAACATGGATAATCCTCCGATCGGAGCGTTTCCTGTCCCTTCCGTCGCACATTTCCGTATATCGTCGGATAGAGTGCAAAGCTCGGCTGCCGTTTTCTCCGAATCTATATACATAGCCGACGAACTGGAAAACGGACGGAGCAATTTCCCTCTCTCTCCCTTGAAATAGGAAACTGCCAACGCTTTAACAAAGGACGAGTTTTCAATTTTAGAAAGCCCCGTTATCATGGAAATGTTGCCCCGCGTCATTATGGGCTTCCCCTCATAGTCAAGTACAGAGACGGGGGTTATCCCGTCCGGTTCCAGTGTGTGGGTGATTCTCTCTATTTCCGAGAATGATTCTCCGTACACGCTTCTAAATTTCAAATACTGTTTCATCTTACTTTTTTTTATTATGTTTTTTTGTTTCTGTTTGTCGCCTCTGGGGGCTGTGTAGTGTCATATTTTTTTAGGTGTCTCACTGTCAAGTGTCAAAACCCCCTATATATATAGGGGGTTTGATGACACCAAAAAATGACACCGCCCCACGAGTTTTATTTGACACCTGTTGACACAAGTTTGACACTATATTTGACACAAGTTTGGCACTCAAATAGAGTAACACCGAGTTAAGCCCTTGAAAAATCACTTTTTTATGCGTTTCACAAGCTCTATTTTGATAAAAAATCGTCATTCTTCTACCTGTTTGTTTGGATAGTGCCAACCGGTTGGCACTTGAAATGACACCAACCCCATTAAAATGGCAAATCTTCCTCATTCTCATATATTTGTGAATTATGTTCAAGTATATACAAATCTCCTTCTTTCCGTATCAATGAAAAATTGACTGAATCATTTATTTTTCTTATCGCTGTCCGCCTTGATACTCGGCAATGTTCCATAATCCTTTGAACAATTTCGCCATGTCTCAACCCCTCACAGCCTTGAAAAACAGAAAGGAACAACCCCTGTAACTCGTCATATTTCCGCCCCTCTTTTTCCTCCGGTATGTCCGGCACTCCGTCAAACATTTTCGGCAGTCCGTCTGTGTCGATATAGAAATATTCACTGTCCGGCTCTATCGGCTTGTGGCGTATCATCTTTATTGTCGCTTTGCTGTACTCCCCTTTGGGTTCAACGACGAACACACATTCGCATCTCCTTTCGCCCTCGCTCCCAAAATGCCCCCTCGCCTTTCCTGTCGGATCGTTCGGGTTCGTATG